TATCGCTACGCACGCAATAGAAATTGCGCCAATTGTTTCGGCCGACACCTGCAGCCAAACCATGGCCACGATACCGGCAATAACGACTGCAACCACGGCCACACTTGGCCAACGAATTTCACTCTGCATGATGAGACCCTCCTTCAAACCATAATTTGTCGATGCTATATTGTAGATGTTCGACTCGTTTTTCCATTTGATCCACCTTCTCGGCGAGTCGGCCGGTCCGATGGATAAGCGTTACGAACGCTATTACGATCGTAATAAACGCTGGAATAAACCATTTCGCCAATTCATGATCTATTAATTCACTCATGACAATTGCTCGGCATTCGCCGACTTTCTCCGCGCAGGGCGCGGCGTGATCAAACTGGGTCTGTCACCTGGATATATGGCGTTTGAAGCTGCGGAAGCTGGTTCTTCCTCGATACGCTCAGTCGGAATTTATCTCCGCTAGCATACTCGTAGTCGCGTGGATCGGAGACGACGCGCAATTCGCTGTCGTCGACGATGGTTGCATCGAGACCATTGACGCTGCCGACATTCCCGACGCCCAAAAATCCAGCGCCTCGTATCGTGAATTCCGTTGCAACGTTCTCCGGTACGGACGTTGGCGTTACCGAATATACCCTGAGTTGACTGCTAATCGAAGATGAGGATATTTGGTAAATGCCAGATTTGTCGACCAGAAGCGTGACCGAGCTGACATTTGCTATTACAGCAGCGTAGGAAATCGGCGCCAAAGATCCGCTATCGCCCGGCATGTAATTGGAGGCCCAGTCGACAATGTCGATAGTTTGCGGCGTGTAATTGGCGACCGTCATCGTGTACGGCGTATCGCCAGGATCAGGGAGAGAAGCCGTTATGTTCCCACCGGCTGGCCCTGCGAATCCGTCGGGCTCAAATCTGACTACAACAAGCCGCGCGCGTGGGAGAGTCACCTCGGCGCCGTCCGTCACACGGACGACCGCCAGACCTGGGATCTGGTCGCCTCCGCCTTGGAGTCCGGCGAACTTGTCCGCGTGAGCGTTGGGATCGGCGTTGTGGTCGCTGATTGCCTGAGTGACGTCGGCCTTCGCCACGGAGGGGGCCACCCACGCCGAGCCGCTCGGAGTCTTCGTGACGACGTCGCCGGGCACGCCAGGAGATCCGTCTTCCCGGGTATACGCAGGTACGGAAAACGAAATGTCCGTCCTGTTCTCTACGTGATTGTCTACGACGCTCACGCCTGTGCCTGCCAGGTTGATCGTTTGCCTCTTTGGCACGGTCTGCTCGACTCCGTTGATCGAGAAGTTCACCGGACCAATCAAGTTAGGGAGCCAACTACTTGCATCAATTGCTGCCATTATTCCCTTCTTTCATCGTTTTCTTATGGAAGAGTGTCGACTATCTGAGACCCACGTTGATCGATGCTCGACGCCAGCAAAAAAGACTTCTCACCCGGGAGCACGACTCCGTAGAGGGAGGCGCCCGCGACCCCCATCAACGTTGGCAGGTACGACGAATCAACGCTGCCCGAGCGCTTCTCCCATGTGGCGACATCCAGAGACGAAAATACCCTCATAAAGCCCTGGTTATCTTCGTCAAATCCAAGAGCGCACCACACCCTATCGAGGATAGCCAAACTGCTGAATCGGACACCCGGAGGGGATGTGAAGCTCAGCCCCCATCCCCAATTGTCGGATGCCGTGTAAATTCTGGACTCCCAGGTCAATAGGCTATTTACCAGCAAGATCCACTTCGAAAGACGACTGGACCATTGAATAGAGATGGGAATATCGCTGTTTGATATAAACGGAAGAGCGTCAGAAGCGGCAACCCACGTTACGCCGTCATCCGAATAGACCAGCGGAGAGAGCGCTTGGTTGTCGCCTACCAAAACGAGCCTGGTTGGGCTCTGCCCAAGGATCCAACTTTTGACGGGATACTGGGCGTAGAATGGGCTTGCTGAGAACGACAGTGCGTCGAAACCGCCATCGGTACCGATGACGTAGTTGCTGTTCGCTGCACCTGCTGCTACCGGCTGCCTACCACTGCCAAAAATGAGGAACTTGCCTCTAAAATATGCACCTGCGCATGCCCCTATGGATCCTCGATTAGCAGGTAGAGTGACGACGGAAATCGCCCCGCCTGACAGGACGTAGATCGTCATTTGGGCCCCCGATACATACGGATCCGTGCCAATGACAACGTCGCCAGAATTGGGATCTAGCGCCATCGAGCACGGTGCAAGGTTCGCTGGAACGTCAGCGATGGATGCTATCTTGGCCCATTCGGCGCCGTCGCCGCTCTGCCATAGCTCCACGGTCGTGTTGCTGCTTTTGCACGCGGCAACCCACGCTTTTCTGTACGCGCTCCACTGGACGGCAAAAGCAACCAGCGTATCGACACCAAAGATTGTGGGTCGATACGGCCAGTTGGCCACCATGGCGTTTCGAAGCGCATTGGACAGGGCATTAGATTCCGACTGCGTCCAGGCCATCTTGTCCATAAGCCCCTCGAAAGCGGGGTTTACGGACGCGGCTTTTATGCGATCGCCGTCGCCTGGAATCGTAATGGACGTAGGATTATTAGACCAATCGCCCGTGTAGATCTTACTCATCTCTGCACTCCATCGAGGTAGCGCGCAGTGGAAAGGCGCGGCGTTGGCACCTGGACTCCGTCAACATTGCGCGACCAGTGTTCCCAAAGGCCTGCGGGCATTCCGTCGGCGTCGACTGCCGCCATGGGATCAAAACTGTTTGGATCGAACGCTAGAATGATGTTCACGCACCTGGTGCCGGCCGGCATCCAGTCGGCAACAATGGCTCGCAGCATATCGACGTGTCCCGCCGGCGCCGTTGATCCCCATGTAGATTCTGGCGGATCTCCCCACGCTGGCGCGTCGTCATCGCCCCAACAAGGGGCCTCGGTCCAAAGACCGTTTGGGTAAATGATCACCCAGAATCGCGACCAACGAAGCCGCCCATCGGCGGTTCGTGGGCGTCCGTCCCAATCCCAATTATTGCGTTTTAGGATGTACGACTCCGAGCCGTCAACTTCGCGCGTGTACCAATTGCCGCGCGCGTCGACCGTTCGAAACTTCGGGCCAGGGCCTGTGTACTCCGACAGCTTTTGCAGAAGCGCAAATGCGCTGCCGGCGGTTTTTCGGTCATCGAGCCAAAGAACAAGCCGGCGCGCGTAGCTCTGATCGCTTTCGCCAATGCCGCGCACAACGCGCCTGTCTCGGCCCATCTCCGCTAGCGCATCGGGCGGCGCGGTCGTCTCTCCAGTTGGATCTTGTTGTGGCTGCTGCGCGAGCAGCCCTTGCCGCAATCGCTCAATGAAGGCGTCTTTGACGATGTCGAGCGCATAGCCGACAAGCCCGCTTTCACCATGGACCGTCAACCACGGCGGCCCCAGCTTGGATCGAATCGTGCGGAAGCGAAGAGGTGCTGCCATCACGGATCCTGTACGAGGTGAACGACGCCGATGACGGGGCCGAGCGCCAGAACTTCACCGTCGCCGAGCGTTACGTTCGCAATCGGTGCGGATAGCTCCACACGGTAGATTTGGGAGAACGCCGATTCAATTTTACTCTTGATGGCCGTCCGGTAGAGGACGCCAGTTGTGTCGGGAGGAGTGATGTCGCCACCCATTGGCCTAGAACGGAAAAGCTCCATGAGTTTGGTCACCACGGCGCTTTTGATCTTGTCTTCATCAAGATTGACGCTCTTGTAAATCCATATCTCGTAAGAAACTGGAATAACTACATTCGGCGCGATGAGCACCGTTGGCGTGATTGTCAGCGGGGTGCACCATCGCACAATGGCCTCTTCGACGAGCTTTCGGTCAGCCTCGCTCACGGCGCTTGGTCCGGCGATGTACATCAACACGTCGCCAGTATCCGAATCAGGATAGACGCGAGCTCGCGTTACGGCGCGCGTGCCCGTCAACTTTGGAGTGCGAGCCACAAAGGCATAGGCCTCTCTTGGCCCATCGGGAGATAATGGCCCGAGCGAGTCGAGGCATTGCTGGACGGTCGTTGCTTCGTCCTGCTCATCCAGCCCGATGGCTGCCGTTGGGTTCGAACACGAAACGCCAATTGGGCCCGCGACGAAGTCATCAATTTCGCCGGCCCCCGCCGAGCTGTCCGAACCCGCTTCGTCCGCTACAACCGAAACGATAAGCGTTCCAGGCCCGGCATTCGTGAGCGCGTCGAGGTGCCCGCCGGTCACGTTGCGGTAGGTTTTTCCAGTCAGCGAATTCTTGAGCGTCAGGTCGCCTGGATCGAAATCGTGAACGCCTTTGCCGGTGTTCGTGAGCACCACGTTCGTTGTCGCAAACGTCGCCTCAGGAACATCGACGTTGTAGCCCTGCTTCGCTCGGATCTTGAGCCAGACACCAGTCGCGAAGCCGAGGAACCCGGATCGAATGAAATTCGATACCAGCACTTCGAGCGTCGAAAGCGATTCAGACTCGACGTGAAAGAGCGAGCGTGTTGGATCTCCTGCCTGCCACGACGAAACCGGAACACCAATTCCCGAAGCGATGCTTAGTGCTGTCCGGTAGATAGCGTCTTTCGTCTCCTCAATGAGCAGCGAGGCAAGGGAGAGTTGTGGCATGTCAGCTCTCCGCCGTGATGCGCAGCAATTCGACCGTCACGGCCGAAACTCGCAAGGTGAGGGTAAATGGCCCCGCGCCCGTTTTCGCGTAGACCGCGATTTCGAACGACGTGGCGCCCGCAACGGTGGTGCTCTCCACCGAGACGTCCACACTGTCGATGCGCTCGTCCTTCGTCAGTTCCGCCTTGATGCGTCCAGGTAACGACGCCTCGTCGGTTTTCGTTTTTACGCTGCCGATGAGATCGCAAAGATCAATTCCGTAGTTCGCTTCCTCTTCGCCACCGCGAAGAAGCCCGCGCCGCGTCGTCAACCGGCGGTAAGCGGCCTCGGCTACGAGGCGAACGCCCGAGACGAATCGCCCTGTACGCAGCGACGTCGTGCACGATGTGTCGCGGCCGAAGTCGATGATGTCGGTCATGACATCGTCCCCGTTCCAGTGCCGGATCCGGCAGCGCATGCGGTGGCGACGCTGACCACTCCTGCCTCCGTGATGTGGGCGACGACTGCCTTTGCGATCTCGTCGCAAAGCGCCGTGAGCGCGGCGTTGTCGACGGCGCTCGAACTCGGGTTGGATAGCAGCCCAAGCCGGATCGCAGCGGACAAGATGGGTGCAGCGAGCGCCATTAGCCAACCCTCACTTGCAGAGACGCGGATGTGATGGTGCCTGCGAACGGCCCAGCGACTACAGGATCTGTCATGCGCGCTGCGCCGAGCATGCCCTCGGCGAGGGTGATCGACGTGGGCATAAAACCGTCGCCGTCGGGCGATTCGTATGCGATGACCTCTGGCCGAGATGGATCGGCGTCAACGAATGTGACCAGTACGAGCGCGCCGCCCATCACGTCGGCCTCACACCCAGCAACCCCGGTACGCGCCGGTACGCGGCGCAGCTCCGGCATCCCCGTCGACACGCGCACGGGCTGCAAGTTGAGGCGCTTGCCGTCTTTGCTGACGACACGGAACTCGTAGACGCCTCGGTAGCGTCGCCACGGGTCAAGTTGGTCGAGCATCACGCGCAGCGCCGATAGACGCCGCGATGCGCCCGCGCCAATGTCGCCCCAGATCGTCGTACGAAGAGCATCCTCGGTGAGCTCGTGTTCGACGTCGACCGCCTCAATCCCATCTACGACGACGCCAGGCACAAGCGACGCGATCGACTCCGAAGCGAGCGTGACCGTCTTTGTGGCTCGATCGGGAGGCTGGATCATCGTCGCCTGCCCGGCAAACGGAGTCGAAGGCCTTTTGCCGATGCGAGTGATTCCATCGTTGCCAACGAACCAATTCGATGGAGCCACAAGCTCCGGCACCGACGACGCTGGCTCTTCGTCGATACGCACGAACGCCGGACCAACCCGCATCGATGCTGGAGCCGTCGATAGGTCAAACGACTCGCCCACACTCGTTGCAGCATCCTGCATTACCGTCGAAACCTTGACGCCTGAATCGTTCGCATACGACTTAGACTTGAGCGGCTTGCCCCACCCACCGGCGCCTGCGACGGTCCGGAATCTCGATCGCCCATTCGCCGGTCCGCCAGACAGAACGGCCCCTTGCAGCGTGAGATCTGCGATGACGATTTCGGTGCGACCCGTCAGGGCAACTTCGCCATCGACATGCACATCGGCATACCAACATCTCCACGCCGGCATCGTCAGCCGAGCGGAAGTGATTCGGTGTCCTGATATGGTGTTCATTGCCATGGCGTGCTATTGTATTGGTCGGTGAGGCTTTTCAATTGCTGTTTCAAATCAGCATTTGGGTCGACTTCCGTTTTTGACGCCGCCTTTGATTGGGAGCCACTCGGGCTTCCTCCTGCAGGTTTGGGCGGGAAATATTCGATGAGTTTGACGGCCTTGGTCTGACCGCCCTTGCCGTCGTGCGCCGTTCCAACGGTTCCGTTTTTCACGACGCTCTTGATGTATTGCTCGGCAAGATCTGGGTGGTAGATGTCTAGCGCCTTCGGCGTTGGACCACTGACAGTCGAATTGATGACGTCGAGAAACGCTGGCCACGCTTCGATGTCATCGATATCGGCAAGAAAGAATGACGCCGTAAACGCGATTGGATCTTCGCTCGTTCGCGTCATCGAAGCGCCCTTTTGTCCCTTCGCTTTTTGCACGTCCCAACCGACCATTCGATCGTGTCCTGATAGCTTCACGATGCCAGGAGAACGAACGCCACCCAGCAAGAGGGTGTCGTAGAGATCTTCGTTGTCGATCGGGTTGACAGCGCTCATGCCGGCACCGCCGCGCCAAGCGACGCCACGTCGCCATCAAGGATGGAGAGCACGACCTCACGCACCTTCGAAGCAATCCCGTCGGCGCTTCCGTCTGGCGCGAAAATTTGAATGACGAAAGAGCCATTCTCACTGCCAGCGTCGTCGGTGGCTGCTCGACTCGCCCTCGCAACGGGCTGCGCCTCGGGCGGTGCAACCATCGACTCTAGCGAACTCTGCGCGTCACCTGCGCCGTCATCGACACCCTGAACAAAACCTGCAGTGGTGTTCCCGCCGATTTCCGCAAACACTTTTGATGGAGAGCTAATGCTGAGAAGCTTCTTCGCGGAATCGATGGCCCCGGTGACAACGTTCGAGATCGACCGGAGCACGGCGGCGCCGCCTTCGATGATCCCGTTGGCAAGGCCTTCGATAATTCGAGTGCCAATCTCACGTAGCGATATGCCTTGAAGGAATGCAATGGCGGACTTGAAGGCGTTGACTACCCAAGTGCCGGCTGCGTTTCCTAGATCGGTGAGCTTCACCACAAGCCACACGACGCCCGCAATGAGCGCCACGATAGCGGCAATGACTGCCCCAATCACAACTGCCGACATGGCCAAACCAACGATGATCGCGCCAACAGCAATCGCCAAAGCGCCCATGACAACGGCCGCTAAGATCCCAAGCGCTTCGCCCACCTTTAGGATTTGCGATCCGTGCGGCTTGAGCGCGATCAAGGCCTTCATCGCCCATATTTCAAACTGCAGAAACAGTCGCTCGGCCTTCGGCGCCGTGTCCCCAATGCCATTTAGAAGCGGCTTGAATAGGCTCTCGAATACCGACTTGATGGCTTTCCCTGATTCCGTGTTTGCGTCGAATAGGGCAACGAGTTTCGCAAGTCCGCCTTCGGCTCGCTCCGTTTCGGCCGTCATTCCTCCGAAGAGGCCGGCAATGTTCGAGTGAAACGTTTTTGATTGGTTGTCGAGACTCAACATCTCCTTGGAGAAGTTGGGTCCAAACTTCATTTTTGCCGCTTTGATAGCCGCGGTCTCAAGCGAATCAGCCAACGCCTGCCCACGCAATCCGGTGGACGAAAGCTGCTTGGCCATCGATTGCAATTCTTCGGATGCGATGGGCACGCGCTTGGACAAACTCGTAATCTTCGCATCGAGAATTGCGCCGCCCGCCACGCTGCCTGCCATGCCATCGGACATCAAACGCTGCGTGCGTGCAGCGTCCGCTAGCGACATGGACCATTGAGCAATCTTTGCGGTCCCCGCAATGGCGGCAGCAGCAATGGCAACCATGCCGGCGACAATCGCCACCAGCGCGACAGCGATTGCCACGTACGGTCCGGCAGCCCCAAGCGATGAAACAAGCTTCTTGACGCCCTCGGCAGACCCCGCTGCCTGTTGTCCGACGCGACCAAGCGGTCCTCCGAGACGACCAAAGCCAGCGGCGAGCTCATTAAGCTTCCCCGTCGGCGCGCTTTGCTCGACCGCCTTCATGGCGTCTTTGCCCTTGGCGAGCGATTGGCTCATCGCCGTTTGCTTTGCTTCCGCCGACTTTTCGGCCTCCGCAAGCTTGTCGAGCGTTCGAGCCTGCGCATCCATCGCTTGCTTGGCCGCATCCGCCGCAACTTTGGCTTTTTCCTGCGCGGCATTCAGCTTTTCAATTGCTGTCGCAGCTCGCCAGAAGGCTTGCTCGTCGCCAACTTTCATCGCCTCTTCGAGCTTGCCGCGTTGCGCGTCGGCCTTCAGCCCGATGCGCTCGACGGCGAGTGCTGCGCGCGCGGCCGTCTTCTCGGCCTCGTCGTACGCCGAGCGCCCTTCCCTGACTGCCTCGGCTGCCCTTGCTGCAGCGGACTTCGACTCTTCGAATCGCGCGTTCATCTGCGCGAGCTTCGCCGCTGCGGTCTCGACATCGTCGGACCGAACGTCGATATCAAATTCGAAGTTCGTACCTTCCAACACGATTTCAACCCGTCAAAAACGAACAAACCATGGTGACAAGTTCGGCAATGCGATGCGCGGCGACGCGCGCATCAAGGTAGGCGTCGAGCGATTCGTCGACGTCTCCGCGTAGCGCCATGAAGCATTCGCCGAGCACGGCGGCGTTCTTACGTGCGTCGGCTAGTCTTTTCCCTCTTCGCCCATTCGCCCTTCGGCGAGCTTTGCGGCGACGATGTTGATCGAGACCAGCAGCCCAGGAAAGGCGTCAAGCATCGCCTTTTGCTCCGGGCTCTCACCGCCGTCCGAAGACTGCGCGGGGTATACCCAGCAAGCGCGCGCAAGCTGATCTCCTGCGTCCTGCACCTGCTTGGTGTTTTTCGCTGCGTGAGCGCGGTGTAGGATGTCCTTGTAGCGTTTGTACTCTACGGCTCTCGGAGTCCGCACATACGCGCGCGTCGGGAATCCTTCTCGATAGCTCGTCACGCGGATCTCGGAAACCTTACCGAACTCTTCTTCAAGGTCGAGGCGTGCGGCGAGATCAATCTCGTACTGCGCCTCTTCGGCCTTTTCTCGAGCCTCACGGCGCTCTTCGATCTTCTTTTCGAGTTCTTCAATCTTGCTCATGCCAGCACCAACCAATTTCCAGATCCCGACTTCGTCGCGATCTCCATGGGATTGAGGGTTGATTCGATCATGTCCGCTTCATTGCCTTGCTTCATGTCGCTCGAATCTCCGAGCCACCTGCAGCCGCTGAGTCGAACCTGATAGATGCGCGAGTCACCAAGCGGCGTGTGCTGCAGGAGAAAGTCGAAGCCGATGAGACCAATGGCGACCTTGTCGCCGCGCATAAGCCCACGCTGCACGGACGCTTTCTCGAGCGCCTCGAGGATCAACATCCAACCGCCTCGCGATAGGGTGCCCGAAGCATCGCAGCTAGGAGTGCCTCTCGTGCGCTTCCTCAGGCGCCCACCAATTCCGCGGGAGTCCCCGACTTCCAGCTTTCGACTCCATTTGATGTTCTCGAAATCTGCAATGTCAATTTTCTTTCCGCCTGGAACATTGAGTGTGCATTGCAGATCGGCCCACGAGCATTCGTGGACATTGACGCTGAATGTGTTCGTGTCTGCCATTGCTCTTGCCTCCTCAGCTCACGGCCACAAGGGTGTTGACGTGCACGACGGTGCCGTTCACTTGCAGCTCCGCGATCCCTGTAATTGCCGCGTCAGGGACGTTGAGCACGTCGTCCGGGCTCTCCGTCCATCGCGCGTAGCTTGCGCGTGGACCTTCACCTTTGACGAATTCTGTCAGTAACGTTTGCTCCAAATCCGTATTGACGCCAAGTTCCAACTTGGCAATCTCGGTTGCGATTGGGTGCCCGTCGCTGTCGAGCACTGGCGTTTTGCCGATTATGTTCTCCGTCTCCGTCTGCACGACGGTGCAGCACACGTTTGCGACGTTCATGTTGTGGACGTAGGCAAGTGCCGTCGCCTCGTCCGCACGCGTGAGATCCATCGCGATGAAGGCGCCTATCGGCCCGTTGCCCCACGTGCGCGCGCACGTAAAGCGCGCCGCAAGCGCGCCGCCGACGTTGTCATCGTCGTATTCAGCGATGCGACCGTCCGCGTCTTCCAGCCCCCAGTCCAAGAGCGGTCCGTCTTCTTTTGCCCACGTTGGGTGATGGATGTCGTGCTGGTATTCGCGAATCGACGCGGCCCACTGCACCGGCCGTCGAAGAAACCAGCCAGTGATTGGAGAGAGCTTTGTAAGCCGGCCAAGCCCGAGGCTGATTCGCTTTTGGCTGTCTACCGATGCGAACGCGGCATCCATGGCGGATACCCAAATCGACATTTCTTCGTCATCGTGACGATCGCGGATGTTCGCGCGTGCGAGCGTGAATCGCTTCTTTGCCGTCTCGTACGTGTTGACCGCCTCGGTGATGTATTTGGCCTCCGTCGAGTTCTCGATGTCGCCAATGACAAGCCACGATCGCGCAAGCTTCTGCTGCAAGGAAAGGCCCTTACGAGCCGCGTCGATGCCGTCCCCGTCCCATTTCGGTGCGCTTGTCGAGAAGGTAACGACGTCGTCGACGTTCAAGGTCCCTGGTCCGAATTCGATCGTGATGCCGAAATAAGGGATCTCATATTTTGAGAGCGTTCCAAGACGGACGGACTTCTTCGTAACCCCTCCGTCACACGATAAAAGCAGGCGGATGTCGTCGGTTCCAACCGTGCCGCCCTTTACGACCGTGATGCTAGAATCTGTCTCTTCGAGCGCTCCGTTTTCGCCGACGCTGATCGTAACGACACTCGTTCCGGTAACCTCCGAAGCATCCGTTTGAGTGACGACTCCTGGCACTACGATGGGCACGCCGACAAAGAGCACTGGCTTGCCAGTTGCCCCGATGTGCAGCGCGGCGTAATCGACGCCAGGCGCGTAGCCGTGCACCGACAGCACGGCGGGCCACGATGAGAAGACACGAGGCGTCGCGTCGTCGTTCTTCGCTACTGGGGCGATGACAACGCAATATCCGGTGCCTCCGGCAAGAGCCCCGGCCTCTGCCGAGATGGTCACGTTTGCGCTAGGAATGTTTGCCATTACTCATGCTCCACACGCCGTTGCCGGCGTCTTGCCATTGCCATCGACCACAACAGTCATGTTGCGCCCTTGAGTGATCAGCCCTTCCGGCTCGATCGCTTTCGCCCACGTCTGCTCAGCCACCGCACGCGTGAACGTGAACAACAACTCGTAGGCTGCGCCAGCGCGCAGTTCGCTCTTTTCTAGATCTTTCGGGACGATGAATTTCCCACTGACAGGCACAAAGCGGTTGTGCCGAGCGGCAGCAATCTTGCGCATGGCTACGAGCACCTGATCGATTGCGGCGTTGGCCACGAGTTCGTGCTCGAACTCTTGCGCGCCTCCCTTTGAGCTCTTCGCGTAGATCGTCGCCTTCCCTCCGGCGATCCGCGTATAGTGGACCTTTGGATCTCGACTCAACGAAATGGGCGCATCGAATCGATCCTCATCGGGCTCGAGCACGATGCGCGGACGCCCCCACGTCGCCGTGCCGGTGCGCTCTCGATAAACAACAGGGAAAGGGCACCCGTTCGCCACAAGGAGCGCCTCGAGCTCGCGGCCAATCTGGTAGAGGCTCATTGACGGCCTCCGAATTCTTCTCGGCAGATCTCGACGGCTTTTCGCTGGAGCGCAGCCACGAACGATTGCGGAAGCTGCCCACCTTGCGTCGGGAATACGGGGCGCTTTCCGATTTGGTATTTCGCATAAGGGACGCCGAGAGAAACGCGAAGCTTGGTCCCAATTGCGACGTACTTGATGGTTTTTTTCAGCGCGCCCGTCTTGACGAGGGTGACGGTGTTGCCTTCGTCGCTAGGGTCCCACGGCACGCCATACGGCGTCTCGCTGGCATTGAACGTTTGCAGCGACAGCTCGGTCAAGATCGGCGCGCACTCTTCGGCGATGCGCATTGCGACGCGCCGCGGAAGCCGTCGGATCTCGCTCGTGAACTGCGCGATCGAGTTCATGGCAGCACCCGCGATTCTTCGTTCTGCCGCCGCCTTGCAACGACCGACAGGTTCGCGCTCGCCGTGGTCGGTGCACCGCGAAGCGGATACCCGCGCGCAAAATCTTTGAGCTGCAGCATCGCTTCGGTGCGCACCGCCGTCATCAGTGCCGAGTCCTGGCCTCCGATATTCAAGAGGCGCGCCGCAACAAGATCGGCGACGATGCCACGAACCAGTGGATGCACCGGCGGTTCGAGCGGCACCACATGAGCTGGCAAGAACGTGTCTGCCCACCGTGAGTAGAATTCAATGAATCCGTCAAAATCCGGATCTCGATAGACGAACACGTCAAAAGCGTCCGACGTCAAATCAATTGGAGCGCCGCCTTCGGTGGCAGCAAGTTTGAAGGCCGAGTTGGACGTGCGTATGGCGTAATACGTCGTCCCTTCCTCAAGCGGCGAGGAAAGATGGCTGCCCTCGAGCGCGCGAACGCGCACCGGATCGCCCGACTCAAACCCGTGGCCGTCGTAGGTGATCTCGTCGGTGTTGGCTGCCGAGCACGCCGCGATGCCCGTCGCCGAGCCGAGCGAACCAGGCGGGAGCCGCCGGGTCACGTCCGAGCGCGAGCAGTAGGGATTGTCGCTGGGTGCCATCAACGCCTCAACCCCGCGCCGGATTTCCGGGCAGGGTGGGGACATCGAGTAGGAGTGGAATCTACTTACGCGCCTTTGACGTATCGAATGGCGTGCGGGAAAAGCAAAACTGCGGCAAGCCAGATGTGGCTCGTGAAGGCGATCTTGCCAGACTTTTTGAAGTAGTCGCTGGAGGTATCAAACCACCTATTTGCGAGATCTGCTGAAGGCTCAAACCGACCACAAGTGAACGGCTCATACCCTGCTGCGATAAGCTTGCTGTCCACGAGCAGCATGTCGTTGCCCGCCCATCCTGGGACATGCACTGGCTTGAACTTCCCTTTGTACGGGTTATCCGTCGTGACGGCTGCAGGAACTCCGGCAGTCGGTCCAGATGCAATGAGGCTCTGATTCAGAAAGTCGCTCACCTTGCGATATCGTGCAGTTCCGACAAGAATCGTATCTGGATCGACACCGAGCTCGTCGCCATTCTCGTCGGGGACCGACATCATGGCCGTGACCTCACCCTGGAGATCTCCGAGAACCGTGAAGTCTTTCGCGACAGGCTGATAGTTACTCCACGTCAACGACTTCGGATCGAAAGGATTTGCAAGGTGTTGAGTGTCGAAGAAGTTCGCGCCGTCGTAGCAAGGCGTCGTCGTTCCAACCGCGAGCAACTGGCGGACAAGCTCGTCTTGCTTGCGCGAATCCGCAGCAACCAGGCGCGACGGAGCCGCCGACCAACGACTTGCGGCAAACGGGTTCGTCGTCAGGTTGAGAACCGATTCCTCATAACCAGCGTCGTACTCAAGCGTTTTGACGTCGACCGTCTTATCCTGAATATCTCGGAAGCGATGCTCTCCCTCAAATTCCCTGTACTTCGCCGTGATGATGGAGATCGGAAACCTGGTGTCAGGCGAACCGAGCGGAATCGTAGGAACGAGCTCCGATCGCCACGTGGGGGCTGGGCCAGCTTTCAGCGCCGAGTCATAACGGTTGTCCCATTCGAGAATAGCCGCATACGAACTACTCGGTAGCTGCTCAATCGTGTATAAAGGCATTTTCGTGGCTCCCTATCAGGCGACCCTGACGTGAATGCGCACGCCCTCGGCGTCGACGCCCATGAAGACCCCGGCGATCTGACGAGCACCGGCGTTGTCGTTATTCGCAGCCGTGTGATCGTCGACCATGTACGCGGGCGACCCGATGAGACTCGCAGCCGTAAACGCGTCCGCGCCGGGAGCGTTATCTAAGATGAAAACTCGATCCGTCTCCATCATGCATTCTTTGGTGCCGATCACACCATTGCTGTTGTTCACCTCGTGTTCCGCCACACCGATCGCTCGGCCAGAGCCAGGCGTGGTACCTGGGCATAACCCACCATCAGCCGTGAGCTGAGCGACGAGCGTGCCCTTGAAGATGTGGGTCGATGCGGCTACACCGACGCGCTGTCGATACCCTGGAACACTGACTGGGCGCAAAGGGTAATTGCTTGTTGCGTTTGCCATCGCTCATTTCCTTTTCATTGATGCGTACTCCTCTGGAGTACGATTCAGTTCTTTCGCAATCTGAAGATCTCGAGCCGAAAGCGTCACTGGGCCGTTCGGGGTCTGCACAACTTGCTCCTGGGTGCCATCAGTGCCCTGGGCAGGCTTTTCAGGCGGCGGCTTCGGTTCGGCAGGAATTTTTCCGCCGCGCGCCGCTAGCAGTGCTGCAACGCGTGCGTTCTGCTCTTCGAGAGGCTCGTCCATGAGGCGCTTGCACAACGACCCCTTCGCGAGCCCCGTCGTGTGCGGGGTCTCGGCGCCAAGCTTGGTAAGCGTGACGGCGTTCTCTTTGCGCTTCGCCGATTCGAGAGCACGCCGCTCTTTGGCTAGCTTCTCGGTCTCCGACTCAAGGCGTAGGTGTGAACGTCGCCAAACTTCGACTTCGTCGAGCATTCCGACGAACGTGTCTTTGCCGGTCAATCGCATAAGCCGAGCGCTCGCCGCCGCCACTTCCTCTTTCTTTTCGTCCTTGGTCTCGCCCTTGTTGTCAGGCGCATCGCCTGGTGGTGCGGCGGCTTCGGTTTGCGTCACATCGCTGTTGGACGGCGCGGCATCGTCTTCTGACCCACCGGAATCCTCGCCACGAATCTTTGCAAGGGCATCCTCCATTGAGGTCGACAGATCGATGCCCAGCGCCTTGATGACTTTGAGAAACTCTTCAACTGTCATAAATCCTCCTCGTGCCGCCGCGGCCACAAGAGCCTGGGCGTGATGCGTTGCTGGCATTCCAGTAATCGCAACATTGACCATTCCAGTAACTCGCCTGGTTTCTCTATCTGACGTAAAAGCAGGGGATATGTAACGTTGGCTTTTGGCCTTCAGCCGGGCGGTGCCATCGGGAGTCCAGGTGACATCGACAGCCCAAAGAGAGCCGTCGTCTTTCAACGCGAGCTTGCACCACCCGCGTGCATCTCGAGCCGTTGGCTCTTCCGGTGTCTCGTCGTCGAGCGATTGGTGTTCGAGGTCGATCATGAGATCGACGCCATGCTCTTTGTAGGATGCCATGACGGAAGCCGCGGCTTCGGAGTCGAAGAGGAATCGACCCTTCGAGGTATCATTCCACCCGGCTACGAAGATGCGGAATTCGGTAGGCAGTTTTCCGTCAGTCGAGGGCTCGATGGCCGTCGACAGCGTCACCACATTCAGACCATGATTCCATGCCTTGCTCATAATCATTTTGAGCATACGTTTATTTGCCAATTCGGCTTGCAAAGACAGGAGTAGCGCCGTAGAGAAGACATTGCATCTATGAATCCGTTACCGGGTAACAGAATTCATTATGAGCGTGATTCTGAGCAGGCGTGCGTGCCGGCACCATCGGCCATCCGCGATCGCGCCTCTGCGATGCGAGCGGCCTGGATCCTCGCATACGGTGAGGTGCCAAAGAGCATGCGCGTCGTCTCCCCGTGCCCAACGCCGTGCATAAATGCGTCGCACCTTCTTTTGGTTTCGCACGCCGAGCTGCTCCGGATGATTTCCACGAACGGGTGGCGCTCGTGGATTACCGAACAAGACGTGCGTAGGATGCGAGCAGATCACGCCGCAGGCCGAGCGTCATTCGCGGAGCTTGCAGAGCGCCACGGGCGCTCGCGAGAGTGGGCTCGGTACATCGTTACACGACGGCGCTGGAAGCACGTCGCATAAGAAAGGCAATTGCAATGGGAGCGCCGTCAAAGAGAGCACGTAACAAGATCCGCACTGCATCGGAATTCGACATCGCCAAGCTCAAAGAGCTGCTCGCACCGAAGATTCAGCCGGGTGTCTTGGGCTGGGAGCTCAAAGACATCATGGGCGCTCGCACGCAGCAGATGCTTGGGCAGTTCTTTTTGCCTTCGACCATGTCGAGCGCGATGCGCGCCGACGACGCTCTGTTCGTGGCAAAGGAAAACCGCCTCGCTCCGCAACGATGCATCAAGGTGTACCTGAAGCCAGCGAAAGGCGCTCGAGCCAAGGCCATCGCGTCGGAGGCCGAGGCCATCTACGGGCAAGGGGGCGTAGGCATCACGCAAGACACGCTACGCAACATCATGAACGATCTGGTTGATCACGGTGTTGCCTTTGCGTGCAATGTACCCGTAGTTCGTCCAGACGGTTCGCGAGTAGACTTCTTTGTCAAAGCGTGGCCGATCCAATTCGTGCGCTGGTACGAAAGCGAGAAAGTTTTCAAGACGCGCGTCGACGGCGCCGTCGAAGAAGTCATCACCCACGGCGACGGGCGATGGATCGTGTTCCAGGACGGCGAGCTTTATCCATTCCGACAGAACGCGGCGATCATCCCATCTGCCCTCGTTTGGGCGCGCCACGCGTTTCCGTTGAGCGACTGGGCAAAGTCCTCTCGTGCACATGGCAACGCAAAGCTTATTGGAGAGATGCCCCAAGGCGTCGCGCTCCAAAACGATCAAGGACCAACGCCCGAGGCAGCCGCCTTCCTCGAGCTGCTCGGAGCAATATTTGACAGCGACTTGCCGTTCGGGATTAGGCCCGCGGGCTCGAAGACTGATTTCATCAACAACAGTTCCTCCGCATGGCAGGTCTTCGAGCAGCTAGTACTCAACGCGGAGAAGGCGGCCGCTCGAATTTACCTAGGCACCGACGGCACGCTCGGCTCGGTAGGTGGTGCGCCAGGCGTCGACATCCAAAGCCTGTTCGGCGTCGCATCTACAAAAGTTGAAGGCGATCTGCGCTGCCTAGAGAGAGGGCTCCTCACGGGCTCCATCGAGCCGTGGTGCGCCGTCAACTTCGGCGATTCGTCGCTCGCTCCGCAACGGGTCTACCTGCTGCCAGATCGCGACGCCGATGCGGCGCGCGCATCCTACGCCGTGCGTAAGACAGCGTTCCACTCGGACGTAAAATCAGCACGAGAAAATGGCTTCGAGATCACGCAAGACTATCTCAACGAACTCGCTGAGAAACACGGCGTCGAGGCGCCGACACTTCCGATCTCTGGCACCAAGGCCCCATCGATCGAACTCGCTCCAACAGACATTGCTCGTGTCGTGACGGTCAACGAAGCGCGCGCGAGCGCCGGTGTCGGCATCTTGCTCGACGTCCACGGTCAGCCTGATCCTGACGGGCTTCTGACGGTCGATGCGTATTCGTCAAAGAAGAAGGCGGCAGCCGACGCACAAACCGCGATGCCAGCCGCTGCATGATCAAATCTTCGGCGCGCCTTGGTAGCTCCGAAGCATCGATGCAAGGTTCGATGGGCGCTCTGCAGATCTCCCTCGTGCCACGAGCTTCTCGGCGATCTCCTTGATCCCCTTGAATCCTGCTGCGTGATCCACACTTCCCGGCGCCAGCTCAAGCAAGTGCACCATCAAGTGCGTGAGCGCGTCGAGCGCGTCCGGCGATCTTGCCCCGGGCGTTGGCTCCCACGTCGTGAGCAGCGTTTCGAGCTCTCCGAGCTCCACGCCTATGACGTGCGAGACTCGGCCTCGCTCATACGCCGTAGCAAGCGGCTGAGCGCGATCTTCTTTGGGGCCGCGTGCAAACACCTCGACGACGAACACGGTGCCAGGCGTGTGCTGCGGCCGTTCCTTCTCGCCGACGACAACGACTGACAGACCCCGCTCTTTCGCTGCCGCGCGTAGCGTTTGCGTTACGAGCGCGCCGCCCTTGTTCGTCTCGACGATGACGACGTCGCAGTGACCTTTCACGTATCGATCAAGAAGGATCTCCGCCCACTCGTGCGGCTCGTGCTTGCCCGAATAATCCCCAAGGACGTAGCCCTGTCCATCGACGCCAGTTCCGCCTTCCACGATGCCAGTGCGATCGGACCCTCGACGAGCCGTGACCGCCGGATCGATAGCGAGCGCTCGTCGCACGATGCGCTCAGGCATGCGACGACGAGAGTGTTCGATCCAATCCTCATCCACGAGCGCGTTCTCACTCGCGTCGAGCATCTCGCCGAGCAGCTCTTCACGCCCTTTCGTGGTGCCTCCGAACTCCGTCTCGAGATCAGCAAGCACGCCGGCGCCAAGGTTCGCCGCGTTCTCGTACATCGTTCCGCGCACGACGATGTGTTTCGTTGGATCTTTCTCTGCGCGCTTCAGAAAGCGCGTGAGGATCGGGTGCCGCTTCTTTGGTGTCGCGTCCCAAAACGTGCGCGCGTAGCCAAGGCGCGTCGCAAAGAGAAAGTTCGAGTAGGCCTCTTCACGCGTGGCCACGGGCCACGATTGGATCTCAGAGAGCCAGCACGCTTCATGGTTCTCGCTCCGAATCGCTTCTGGCGCCTCTGGTGTCCGGATGAAGGCCTTCGCACCGTTGGGCCACACAACAAGGCCGTCGGTCACCAAGTGCTCGGGAAGGAACCACGGTGGGGCCGTGTCGATGAGCACCTTCGCGAGCTCCGCGCTCTTGCCTTCATTCTGCGCGCAGAGCCCGAGCGACATGAGCCGCCCGGCCTCGACTTCTTCGTGCACATGCTCTCCGATCGAGCGCGACTTGCCGAATCCTCGTCCGGTGAGAAATCCCCACGATCGCCACGAGCCGGCAGGTGGGATCTGCTTCGGTCTCGCCCACGTGCCTTTCCAGTCGTACGCGAGCGCGGCGACGTCGACGACGGGCATGCCGTCGAGCACCAGATCGATCGCTCGATGCGCGCCGTCGACTCCGAGCGACTGCACGAGCCGATGCGCAACACGCATCGCGGGGGACGCACCGTCAGGCTGCATTGGCAACCCTGTCGATGAGTCGGTGGAAGTCAGCACGCGCCCGCTCTTTCGCTGCAATCATGTCTGGACGCTCGTTTGGGTCGACACGAGGCGGAGGGGCCGCCTTACGGCGATGCTCAAGCAGCGTGGCAGCCAGGCGCCCCATGGCGCCAAATCCAGCAAGGTCGCCCCTGTTCGCTGCGTCTTGGCCTTTTTGTTCCGCGAGCGCGATCCATCGGCCGATCGTGTCCGGATCGGCATCGGAAGGGATGTCCTCAGGCGACTCCGGCAGTGGCGGAGAGGGTACGTCTGACGCCGCCACACGGCGGCCCAGGAACAATCGAGGCGACGCTGTGCGCCCTCGCATCTCGCGCATCCGCCGATCGATGGTCGCGCGGCTCGCGCCTTTCACGCCGGCTGCCGTGAGCTCCTTGGCGATGGCCTCCGCCGGCTGCCCGCGCTCAAGCCCCGACCTGATTTTGGCCTCGACGTCAGGCCCATACACCGTACGTTTTCGCGCCATGACACACCTACACCATCCTACTGAACTAGATTACCAACAGAATATGGCATGATTCTTTCCGGCATTACCGAATAGACTAAACGTCTGTAATTACGAGCAAAGCTCAAAAACTCAGATTCGAAAGGAAAGGCGCACTCTTTGCATGCAAAGGTGGGTGGGTATACCCATGTTCAGTAAATAAAAACATCTTGACAAAACCTACCTAGCACTCTTCGCAGTAGTCACCTTCACCGATCCAGGCGTCTTCGGCGACGCCTGGCAAAGTACATCCAACCCGTCGGCCTTCATCTTCGCTGCGTACTCGCAGTCTACAGAAACGAAGATGTCGTCTTGACCAACCGAAGTGACAGCGCCCTTTGCGCGGGCTCCATCCCTGCATTGCTGGATGAAATCGGAAGCAGGCAAAGGGGCCTTCACTCCTCCCTTTCCCGAATCGCAAGCCCACAACATCAATTGGCGCTCCTGAAAATTGAATGCCTTCGACAGCAGGAACGGAGGAGAAAAGATCTCTGCGCGTGTCGCTTTGTCCCCTGGCTCCACGAATGAACCGATGTAGCCGTGGAGATGAACGATCGCGCCCTTTAGCGGACCTCCAACGATCACGAACCAGTCGGTCGGGAGCGACGCTCCACCAGCACCTGGAGTCCACGTCGGGTCGAAGCTGTATGGGGTAATCGTCGACCCCTTTGATTCGACGACAAGCTTCCATGCCCCCTTCCGTTCCGACGCGGTAGTGAGCGTTAGGCTTTTGTAACCGTTGCCATCTGGATACGCGTAAACGGTCGAATTCGACTCTTTGTCGGTCTTCGTAGACGTAGGGGCAGTGGCCTTTGGGTTGTTCGGTAAAGCTGCAATCGTCGCCAGGAAAGGGGCCGCGGTAGGTGGCGGAGACTCTTTCTTTTGTTCACATGAGACGACGAGAACGAGTGCGATGGCGGTTAGCATGATCGTTTTTCGCATGGCGCCGAAAGTACCAGCCGATAAGCGCTCCACGTGGAAGAACTCTCTGATGTCAAGAGATGTGTGCGACACCATCACCACCCTCCACCAAGGCAACGCCAACAACCTACCCCTTCAAGATCGGCTTCGCTGATCGCGCCAACCATCGGAGGGTCGCTCGCCTGGACAGCCATCGACCGGGCATGAGCGATCCAACCGTCTCGAGATCCCAGGCCACCAACTCGATCGGCTCTACGCAAGCCGCCAGCGAACCTTTGGCCTCGAGTACACCACGCAGCATTCCCACTGCGACGAACGCCATGCGTCGCGCATCTGACGACATGTCAAGGGCGACGTCGGAAAGCTGCGATTGGAGCGTGCGTGCGAGCCCTTCGATCTCCCCCATGCTCTCTTCGAGGAAGGCTCCTGGAGGGGCCGACTTGGCGATACCAATGCGCATCAGGATCTGCCGGCACGTATGAAGCGCTGTGTTGCGACGGTCCATGGCGCCAAGGATCCTCGCCTTCCTGGCCTCCAGACCAGGCTTGGCAATCCATTCTACGGCCAGCGCAACGAGCGCTGACACGAGGGCCGGTACGAGCAAATGCGAGTCGAATGAGATCATTGTAACATCCACCTATCTACCAACGTCATGCTGCGCCTACCATCGAGGCTTTCGCCGCCGCCGACTCGATCCGCACCTCGACCGCGTACTGACCGCGCCGCTGCTCAAGCCGCCAGGCCACGCGAGAGTCGCGATCGTCAGACAGACCGAGACCATCGGCGACGCCATCGATGATGCCCTTGAGTGCAGCGCCAAGGCCGTCGTGAGGGTCGAGCCCTCGGCTTGGTGCAACGCGCGTCACGGTCACAACGACGGGCAGCACGTACGGGCCTGAGCAGCGCACGACGGAACGCACGATGTTGCGCTGCCGCGTGCGCTCACGTTGTCGCGCGAACATCGCTCCACGCGTGACGCCTTGGCTGCCGTTGCATGGGTTGCGCGTGCGGATTGGAATCGTGAACGTCTTCACGATGCGCCTCCGCGTTGAAGATCGAATCGATCCGCCCACTCGAGCACCCTGCGAACAATGCCTCCGCCGTAGCGCTGGGCGATGTCAGCAGGCCTGACGCCCGTGGTAATCCATGTCTTCCGGTTGCGTGCGTGACGCTCGTAGATCACCTCTGAGACCACGGTTCCGAAGCGCGCGTCTTCGCTGCCCAGATCGTCGATGACGAGCAGCGGGCAGGAGAACGCATCGGCGACGAGCGGCGCCTCTCCCTCGCCGAGCGGGTGACCTGCACGGGCCCTGGCGAGAGCGTGCGCCGAGACGTAGCGGTGTGGCGCACGGCTGAATGCCGATCCAGGTTCGGCCTCCAAGACGGCCTGGAACATGGCGACAGCCAATGCCGTCTTCCCGGCCCCAGGATGCCCCAGGAACGCGATGCGCGTCGTGTCCAGTGTCCTACGTGCTCGGTCAACCAAAGGCGCACCTACGAGCCTATGGAGCCAAGCGTCGCCCATTTTCGCCGGAGGCTCCCCCTCTGGCCCAATCGGCAGATCCTTGAGGGCGGGTTTCGCCCAAGCGAGCCAGACGCGCCTGGAATGCTCCGCCGGCGAGAGCCTTTCCTGGCTTGGTTCTTTGCCGCAACGATCGCACGTCGAGGCGGTGCACGAGCGAGCGTGAGCCTCCGCCTGAGCGGCGAGTTTCGCGATGTTCGGGGCGATGGCGTCGATCCAGGTCATGCGATGTCCTTGAGCCAGGGAGCGGCTGGGTCGTAGGGCTGCTTGGTGATCTCGTTCGGGTGCCGTGACGAGCTACGTGCCGGCGTCCGCGAGCGCTCCGAGCGCATGACGGTCGTGAGCCAGGCGGCGGCGTCCTGAACGCCCATGGACCAGCCCTTCCGGGTTCGGGCGGCGGAGTACTCGAGCCAACGGCTCGGCACGTCGTCGACCTTGCGACCGGTGGTGATTTCGACCGTTGCGACCGACTCGGAAAACCAGTCCGGCATTGCGCAAACTGCTTTTTTTTCAGGCTCTGCGCCGACCGGCGGCCCCTCGCACGGGCGCTCGGGCGCGTCTGCGCGCGCGGATCGAGATTCTCCGTTAGGAGAATCGAGATCTGGGATCGGGATCGGGATCGGGGTTGAACTTTGCTTCGAGTTTGCTTGAGCGTTTGGTTCAACGCTTGCTGCCCGTTTGCTGCTTGGTTGCTGGTCGTTTGCTTCGACGACTGCGCGAGCAGGCTTGCTCTCGACGGCCGACGCCGGAACTGCGTCGACTTTGGCTTGCTGCTCGGTCGGAGCGGGTGCGACGACTGCGCTGACCTCGGGAGCTGCCTCGACCGAATCGACGACCGGAGGGGGCCGACCCTCACGCGCGCACGCACGCGGGCGGTCCGGGTCCGTGGTCCCAGGTCCTTGGTCCATGGTCCATGGTCCATGATCAGTCGCGAGACCCACGGGAAGTTTCGCGGGGCTCTCGGGAGGGTCTCGCGAGACCATCGCGGCACACTCGCGAGACTCTCGCGATGGTCTCGCGACACTCTCGGGAGGGTCATCGATAGGCGCAGGGATCCTCGGTTTCCCTGGGCGATCGACCTTCTGGTGCTTCGCCCATTTCCTGATCTCGCCGTAACGTTGGCCGTTGACCTGGTACAGCCTCACGAGCGGATCAAGATCGGCTAGCGCAGCGATGAAGTCCGGAAGGGTAACGTCTCGCGACCAGTAGATTTGACTGCGCAGCCATCCAGGCTCAGCGCGGAACCGCCCGTAGTCGTCCGCAAGAACGATCACGGCGATGAAGATCCGAAACGCCATGTCGGAGAGCCCGCCCGTCACGGCGTCTTCGAGGATCTCTGGCTTGATTGTCCGAATGCGTGCGTTCATGGGATCACGACCTGGAATGAGCCGTCTTCGTTGCGAGACCAGAGGCCGACTTGCACAAGCCTCTCACCAAGACGCTCGTTCCGACGCGGATTGCCGCCAAGAGCAGAGCGAACGGCGGCCACCGTAAGGCGCCCGTCTGTCTGATATCGCTGCACGTAGGCCAGGCCCCATGACCACAGGCCGAAGGCCTCAACGCCGGCAAGCAGCGCCTTCTCGTGCATGATGATGGTGACGTCGATGGTCGCGTAGATCATGGCCTCCGCTCCTATCCCTCCGGCGTGGACGAGCAGCAGCCATGCGCAAAATACGCGCTGATGATCCGCTCGAGCGTGTCGCGCTCGCACGTCATGGCGAACGCCTGCTCGCTGTTGAATTCGTTCTCTCGTATGAGCTGCTTGACCGCGCCAGCCGCGTTGTCCGTTGCCTGAGCGATCCGCAAAAGCTCCCGCTCCAGGCGAACAACTCGCTCACGCGTCGAGCGCTTGGCCGCACTGGCCAGCACCCTCCGCGCGTCGCGTACCCAATGACCATCGTTCGGCGCAGGCACAAACGTGCTCAGCGCAACGGTTTCCAGTACCTTGCTCATGTCAACCTCCATCTGGTTGGCCACGAGCCCCGGCGGTTGGCGCCGCGCGGGGCTCATTTCATGAGGGGATACTAACGAGACTCGAAAGTATAGGTCAAGCCTTTTCGAGTCTCGCAAGTGCCGCGTCTCGAACGAACGTCGCCAGCGGCTTCCCGTCGTCCTTCGCGGCAGCGGCCAAGCGTTCGTGCTCGGCCTCGGTGAGGCGTACAAAGATTCCGCCTGTCGCGGCGCCACCCGCGCGGGGCGGACGCCCCATGCGCTTCTTCTTCGCTGTCGCCTTCTTCTTCGCAGCCATTCGCGTTCTCCCTTATCAGATTCGTTGATGTGCATCAGCGCACCTCCGCCTCGCTTCGCTTCCATGGCCTAACTCACCAGCCGGAGTTGAATGGGGGCACGACGGAAGTGGGCGCGCATCTCACGCTCGTAGGACGCCCAGTGCGTCGACCGACGCGCGATGAACATCGTCACGACCATGTCCTCACGCCGAATCAGTTTCAGCCGCTCATCACGGATCCACTGCCCGTGCAGACTCCCATCTCGTGGGTGCGGATTGCGCAGCTTCAACTCGTTGTAGACGGCATCGCCGAGGATGATTCGCCACGTGCGCCCGTACGCGAAAGCGAGCCCCTTTGGCTCGGCGCCGTTGCCAGGACCAGGCGTCCAGCCCGAGACCTTGCGCAGCCGTGCGAGTTCGAGTTTCAGCTCGTCATCCCACGCTGATTCGTAATCAGCCGCATTGAGCCGCTGCATTCGCAATACGAGATGAATGGCCTCTGCACTCCGAGGCACGAGCTGGCCCGCCATGTACGCCCGATAAACCTCGTTCACGCGGGCGTGAAACTCGTGCGACAGCGACTTTGCATAGGCCAACGCGAGTTGCCAATGTGCCCATGTCGTGGGCGGCTCGCCCTTAGCAGGATTCCCCGATTTTCTCCGAGTGTACTGGGTGAGTACACTCGAAGAATCTCGGAGGAATTCGACGAACGGGGCACCTTCCTGCTGCAACCAGTGCGCAGGGCGATTGTTGCTAGGCGCCCCAGCAGCACGCCAAAGATCTGTAATGCACCACATATCCCCATCTCGACGGATGGATTGGGCGCCAATGGTCAGAGCTTCATTGCTGTTCATGGCTACAGCTCCTGGTCAATGATGGATAGGACTTCGGTCTGGAATGCTACGGCCTTCATCAACGGGCTCATCTCTACGTCGATCAATATTCTGTCTCTGGCGGCGACGATCTCGTCGTACCGCGCAGCCTTCATCTCGATTGCGGTCGGCTCTATTCGCTTGGAACCGTGGCATTCGCACTGGCACGGCGTCGTCTCACAATACGGATATTGTCCGATAGCTTGGCACTCATCGCACGGACGAGGGCAATGCGTGCACAGTACACGACGGTCTTTGTAGTACATCACATGCGAGTCGTTGCACGTCGAGCAGATTGGCTTGCTCTCGGTACTCATCGCTTTCTCCGGTGTTTCGCCGCGTTGGGGCACGTTGCGAAGTGGCTAGTGCCGTCATGGTCAACGGGCATCGCGCGGTCTGCTTTCGTCCGCACCCAATAGATAATTGCGCCGCACGACGTGCAGTTGCGCGCCGGTGCCCCGTCCGGAATGACGAACAGGTTCGATCGGGCGCCGCCGAGAGAAAGCTGCTCGCTCATGGCTTCGTCCCCTTGAGTACCCAAAGGGCATCGACGAGCGGTTGCATGACTGGATGATCTTTCGGCAGACCGCACCACTGCGGATGGCTCACGCGAGCGACGAGGTACTCAGCGGCTTTCACTACGACCTCCAGCGATGCGATTCGATCGGCCGAGACCGGCTTGCTATCGCTCACGCTGCACCTCCAGCTTTCGGGCTCGCTGGGTCCGTCTCCACCACCGTCGAATTCGACAACCGTGCCTCACTACGGCGCCTCTCGTACACGCGCAGCAGCACCAGGTACCCGATCAGGTCGAGCACCGTGTCCTCGTTGTCACGTCCGCAGCGTGTATGCGCAATGCGCGAAATCTTGTCGTCGATGCGCACCTTCAATTGCTCGTCCGGCTCGGCAATCGAGAAGATGCGAATCGGGTCGAACGCTGAGTTGCCGTACTTATCGTTCTTTTCGAGCAGCATAAGCCCAATGGCTTCGCACTCTTCGATGATCATATCCGCAACAGGCTTCATGGCTTCACTCCGCGAAATCGAAGTAGTGAACAGCGCCGCCATCCTTGGCGCCGTCGGTGATGGTGACGGGGTTGAGGCCGAAGAGCCCGCCGCCAGCGTAGTTGCATGGGCCTGGCCCAGTGCCGAACGCGTCGCGCGCATTCAGGAGCCATCGACCGACGCAGGAGAAGCCGACCGCTCCCTTCGGGGCGCCCGCAATGGCCCAGTCGCGCACGGCGATAACGTGACCGCACGCCGGGCACACGAAGCGCCAGGTCATCATGTCCTTGCCGAAGCGGCGAACACCCTCAGCCTTCCACTCGTCGTACGTCACGACTCGATTGGTGCCTGCACTCATGACGCCACCTGCTGGTGCACGCGTGGACCGCGCCTGTCAGGCGGCAATTGAACCAGGATGGTCGTATGGTCTCGACCAACGAGCCGTCCAATGCGTGCGGTCGACCATCCAAGATCATAAAGCTCGCACCAGAATTCGCGCCGCGCCTTGGGCAAAGGGCTCTCGCGAGATGTGCCGAGCATCTCGTGGACGGTCACCCAGTGGCGCGCAGCAACCTTCTTTGCCAACTCGAGCAGGTCGCGCTCCTCGAGTTCGGAGATGATGGCTTTGACAGGGCGTCCTTTGGAGGCGCGCGAGTGCATGACTGCTCACGCCTCTGGCGTGCCAAAGAAGAGGGGCAGGTTCGTTTCTGTTTGCGCCTTGGTGCAGGCCTCACGGAACGCGTGGTCGAACACCTTGTCGACTCCGTGAAGCTCGTAGAACCACGAAATCTTGCCGTCCTTGATTCGGTATCGGAGCCGTGCCGGAATCTCATACTTGTCGCCCTGTCGGAATACTGGAATGGCAACGATGAATGCGCTCGGCACCTTGAGCGGCCCGCCGGTCTCGTCTTGGTGCTCGGTGACGAAGTTCACCTGCACTTCCCCGGTCTGCAGGTTCTGCGCGTTGCGCACGCTCGATCCAACGCGTACCGACAGCCCACGCGACAGCTCGAGAAGCCGCCACGCAGGCGCGAACGTTACGTTGAGCGCGTCTGCAAAGGCCTTTGCGCTGCTGCTTGCGTTTGATGGATCGCCAACGACGTCGAGCAGGCGATCCTCGAGGAACGACGCAAAGGCTGCCTGGTCGAGCGCCTTGCCGTCAGCCTCTTTCCACGCTGTCCACTCAGTTGAGAGTGGGAATGAGTAGATGCCGCGGTGCCCGCCGAAGCGCGGATCAGTGTCTTTCTCGTGACCTGCCCAATGGTAGTCGATGACGCTCGTGAGCCTCGGCGTGCGCAATAGACCTCGGTCAGCGAAGATCGCTGAACCAGTGTCCGCGAACCGCTTAGCATGCGCGATGAACGAGTCCAGATCGTCGAAGTTCGCGGTGCCCTTTCGACGCTCGGGTTTCGCTAGATACTCGTCGAAGAACTCCTTCATCGATTCAATCCGAAGGCCTTCGGACAACACGATGGCGCTCGGTCCAACGGCTGATAATGGCAGTGGCTTCGCAATGTTTCGCTCCACGATCGACGCGACGGCGTCAGCCTCAGTCACGGGTTTCTTTGTATTTGTATTATCCATGTTTCTCCTCCTTTAGTTGCTTCAGATCTGAATGTTTGCTCGTGCCTCGACCGGCAGATCGCGCACGCGGTCGTTGTTCGCCGGCACTTCACGCAGCGGCAGCTTCTGTTGGCGCGGATTGTCGAGCGTGAGGTTATGGCCCTTCGTCAACCAGAAGACGCCGCCGGCGCGCTTTGCTGTCGGCTCTTTTTTCTTTACTTCTCCGACGACATCGATTGTGCCATTGCGCTTCGCTTTCAGGGCGAGCGTGATGGTCAACGTGCCCTTTGCGTCGGCGTCGTAGGAGGTCACGTGCTCATCGAGCTTCGTGGCAAGAGCGCGCAGCTCACTCGAGATCTCCGCGTGAAACGCACCCTCTTCGATTGCGTGCAGAAACACCGCAAACGAGCGGTCTCCCTCGTCTTGTGTGACCTCTTCGTCATCTGTTCTCTTCTTCATGGACGTGTCCTTTCTTCATGTGTGCATAATGCACGCACGCGTGGCCTCTTGTAGACGTCATGGTGCTGCGCTCCGCATTCGAGTTTCTCAACGGCGCCGTCGTCATCCCATCGCCACGGCTCGAATCCCGGCTTCTCACCGTAGACGGCGAGGATTAGGTCTTTGGGGAATGGCTGCTTATGGCCGACGAATTTCACTCGCGGCCGAAGTGACAGCACCAGTGCTCGCCCATCGACGTAACGGGCATACCATTCGCTGCCGACGCTGGCAGGGACGAGTAGCGCGATCCTCCCTTCGCCTTGGTATTCAGCGCATTTACGCGCCCATGGAGCGATGTTCCCGTATGGCGGATTGAGCCAGGCGATATGGTGGCTTACTACCTTGTCCCAATCGAGTGATAGCGAGTCCTCTTCTGGCGTAACGAAGAACGGCCCCTTTTTGTTTTCCTTGGTCGCTGCGAGATCTGTTTCGATCGGCCCGAAGCGTCGTTCCACTGCTGCAATCAGTTCCGGCGGCGTCTCAACGTCCTGCTCGGAGCGATGCCTGTTCAGCGATGCGCCGGAGCGTGGCTTCGACCATTGCGCCAATGGTTTTGCGCTGTCGGAATCGTGCCAAACACGTATGGACGCGCCCGGGCTGACGACTTGTGCGAGCTCGTACAGGTCGCTCAGACAGCCGTGCGTAGCAAGCCACAACGGCGCCCAACCGTGTTGGGTTTGCACTTCGACAAACATCATGTCAGCGCCGAGCTTCATGACCACCCCGCGGATCTCGCAATCGCGATCAGAAATTCAGCGAACGCGCGCGGCGTGCGCCTGCGTTGTTGCGCCGAGCAGATCTTGATGCCGGGCGGCGCCGACGTTGACTTCGACTTTCGACCGACGCGTTTATGGCCGCCGCTTACCCAGTGCGTTGGCTTACGCTTCGACGGCGCCGTCGGAATCGATTTGGCCCCCACCACGTAGATCCACGTCTTTTTTCGCGCGACGTGGCCCCAGTCGCATTGATCGACCTCGTACGTCACCCCTCCGTATTTGTCCGGTAGTTCGCCTGGGTGAGGCAATCCGCAATGCCGGAATAGACGAGAATGCGCAGGGTGCTCGAGGACGCCACCAACGGTTTGCACGACGGCCACGGCATAGGGGCCATGCGATGGGTCGTCGTGCCTGGATAGGTGTTTCAGGCCGCTCCACGGGCCGCATGGCGGGTGCGCGACGACGGGCAATCGTCCGGCGTACCGTAGAGCGTCGCGAGCCTCGTCGTACCATTGCTCAACGAGCTCCGGATATGGCCCACGAGGGTCGACGTAGAGCACAGCGACATCGCGATACTTATTCACGATGTTCAGCGCTGCGCCGCTCATCTGCGCACCATTGCAATGGCGACGACAATGCATAAGATGCTTGCGAATACCGCTTCAGGCCACGACACGGGGCGCCTCCTGCTTTTGCGCGGTAATGTACGCTGTGTAGTCATCGACAGCGCGAACCATGAGACCCATCGCGTATTCGCGCGACGTTTCACTTATTGGATGTGCGACCTCATAAGCATAGACGTAAATATCAACCAGCATTTCGAAGTTTTTGCTGTCGATGGACACTCGCATGAATTCCTCCGCTGAAAAGTCGTCCTAGCTATATGGTCATTGCCCTCTCACGCTGCTTTCGTCCTGGCGCGCTCCACGGCGGACCGTACGCTCTCCTTCGTCGGGGGCTCTCCGACGCCGGCGATTAGCCAGTCGAGCGAGACGCCGAGCACGCGGGCGAGTGCTGACGCGGTCGACGTGCTTGGGATCTGCCTTCGACCGGCCTCAATTGACGAGGTGTGCCCAGGCGTCAGACCCGCCAATTCGTCCAGCATGCGCGCGGAGAACCCTGCGATCTTGCGCGTCCGCTTCAGGCGATCAGCCAATTTTTGCATCGGCTACGTATGTATACGCGATCACGAATGAAGTCAAGCTAGCCGATGGTTACGAACGTGGTCACATTGGTACACATTGAGTAACCTTGACAGAATTCTTGCGCGCATCGATGAGGTGCTCGCATCGGAGAAGTTTGAGTCCGGGCGTGCATGGTGTCGCGCGGCCGGCGTCTCCGAGGGCTACATCGGGGCACTGAGGACAAAGTACGCCACTGGAGAAGCGACGAGCGCTAGAATCGACCAGATCGAGAAGCTCGCTATCGCTGCCGGAGTTTCACTCGACTACATGCTAGGGCGAGATAAACTGAAGCCCGCTGAGCCTGGATCCACGACCACCTCTCCGCGTCGCCCCGAGCAGCCCGTCGCCACCAACACTCGGCGCAAGCCGGCGCTGACCCAAGCGTTCGAGGAAGCGTGGAAAACGGAGTGGTGGGTACAGCCGCACAAGACGCTGCCGGCACCGACGCTGGAGGAAGCGCAGACCATTTACGCGGACGCCAGCGACACCTACGGTGTCGATGGACTCGATCACATCACGGCGAAGGTGTGGGCGGCCCACTTCTACGAGCGTCTCAGATATTTGCGGCAGTCGAGTACCAAGCGGACCGCAAAGAAACCGGTCGCCGGCACGAAGCCGGTAGCGACTACTGACCAGCAACCCGGCGCAAAAAAGCATTAGCCTCAACGCGTTAGTCGTTTCGTGTCATTCCATCATCAAGGATCTACGACTGCGGATTCTTCGATGGATCCGCTGACTTACGGCTACGACGCCGTACGCTAGCGCATGTCATGCACACAGGTAGTGCATTATAATCATTAAGTAATTACGTACTGAAAATAGATATCTTCGCCTGCGACATTACATAACAGGCGGTCGACCATGCGGCAGTGGACCGCCGCGCGCTCGAGGCGCTTGCTCGAGCCGCTTACGCCGAGGCTCACGTCGACGAATCGCACCCTGACATCCGGCTACTCGCTCGCCGGCTGCTCGGCCCTCGTGCGATTCGGCGCGTGCCGCGCCTTGTAGTCGGACGCGCAACGCTCACGCGCATCAAAGGGGAGCGGTGCATCGTTGTTGCTCGCAACCTGCCTCCTGCCGCTGCGCGCTTCGCTATCGCCCACGAGCTCGCCCATTGGTTGATCCTCCGCTCCGATCACCAGACCGATGACGAAGAGCGTGACGCGGATTATCTCGCCGGCGTTCTGCTCGCTCCGCGCGGTAAGCGCCGGCGCCGCTTACCACGCGACGATTGAGGTCTAGGATGTGAGTTGTTGAGCAGCAGTGCAAGCGCGGCTTCGTCGCAGCTGAACACTCGTGCAACATTTGCTCTTGGCCTCGCTTTTGCGTGTGCAAAAACTTTGTCCGTAGGCTCTTCGAGCATCATAATGTCCATGAGTTATGGATGGAACATGCCGACACGATTATAACTTATGGATTGTCGTTCATCCCCCGGAGAAGGATGTTCCCGGGCAGTGGCTTGCTCATTGTCTTGAGTTCGACACGATCTCGCAAGGCAACAGTTTCGAGCATGCGCTCAAGATGATCTTCGAGGCCATCGTGATGGTGGTGCACGCCGATCGGCTTGCTGGACGAGAGCCCATGGAACGCCGGGCCCCCGAAGAGTTCTACGAGGAGCTTTACGCTTTGCTTGGGCGCGGCGAGAAAGTATCGATGGCCGAACTGGAAAAACTAAGCCACGAGGGTCGGATTACAACGCCGTGCGCGACTCAAATCGAACTGCACGCGCGACATGTCGAGAATCGAGCGCAAGAAGCTGTCCCTCGGTTGATGCGCCAGTTTCCCGTATTCACGCAGCCAGAATTGGCTTGCTGTTAGCATGCCAGCTCCACTTCGCGACATCGTTCGCGCCCTCGAGGCTTTCGGCGGCGTGGTCGATCGTCCGAGTAGCGGATCCCACTGGAGAGCGAGAATGGGAGGGAAGGTCTACCCGCTCGCTGCGCACAACGGGGAGCGATCCGAGATCCGAGACCTCTACATCAAAGGCCTCTGCCGATGCTTCGATCTCGACGAGTCAGAATTTAGAAAGAAACTTTGATCATTATCGATGTCAACGACCTCACCGATTATCTCGCCGGCGTTCTGCTTGCTCCGCGTGGTAAGCGCAGGCGTCGCTCGCCGCGTGGTGCCTGACATGGAGGTACTACAGGAGCATCAACGAGGAAGCTGCTTCGCGCTGTCGCCTTTCGAAGGATCTGCTCCACGTTGCAGATCCTTTGGAGACTCAGAACCTTGCGACGACGTCGTGAGCCGATGGACGCCATAGATATAGGTTCCAACAAGCGAAACAAGGGCTCCTGTAGCTATTCCGATAGCAACTTCCTTCTGGCCGATCGTCGCACAGTAGGCCGCAGCAACCAAGCCGGCTATCCCGAGGATGAGGCCATAGGTCATTCCTCGTCGCTGAAGATCCTGGTTTCTGAAAAACGCCCTGAGAGTGTCGTCGTGCTCTTGTTTATCCATCGCACGTCGATGCGCTGCTTCCGCTTCTGCCATCTTCACGATGCGGTCAACAAGGCCTGGATCTACTCGTCCATAATCAGCAAGCATCGCAGGCGGAGGAATCGGACCCTGGTAGGACTCAGATTCAATCCTCGCAACACCGACACGAGGAAGCCCTAGTTGCTCTGGAGGAACAAATGCCGGCTTCATCTTCGGACGGTCGGAAGAAAGCGGCGCAGGATCCTGCGTAGCGACGCGTTGAATCGACTCTGGCTTGTCGATCTCTTTATCGCCGCTCATCGGGAGCGACTAAGGGCGGCCGCAGCATCGTCAAGGTCGCGCATCACACGTAAACCATCTCGGCGAAGTGCAGCGGCATCTTCATTCGGCGAACGGCGTTGGAACCGTGGAAGCGCAGGAGCTGAGAAGGCCGTTGCACCTAAGGCGTCGATCGCAGAGCCGAAGCCAGAAGCGAAAGGTGCATCGACGCTGAAGCGGCGTCCGGTGAGTGGGTCTGTCATGAAGATCGACCTAAATCTACGATGCCTTGAGACACGCTGCAACAACGCACAATTTGTCCGAGGGTTTTACGCGGCCACAAATGAGTCGTCGTCTCGGGCGAGCGCCGTTTGCCCCACGCAAGCTCAATGCTGCGGTGTGATGTGCTACGTTCCGACCATGGCCGGATACGCCGTCACGAAGGACGCGCGCAGGGCAACGCGCATCGTTGGCATCCATACTCTTGCCTGGCTCAAGCACGTCGGTAACCGGCGTGCGCGTCGAGTGCGCCGCGTCCATGCCCGCCGCCTGTTGATCGATGTCGATGCAGTCGAGCGTTCGTCGCGGCTGGTCACTGGTTGGGATGTTGCGTAAACCGATCGAAAGCGAGCGCGAGACAAAGAAGCGCATCGCGGAGAAGCTCGCGCAGAAACGTGCCCAGCAGATCGCACGCCGGGTGCTGCCTCCACCGCGGTATGACAACGTATTCTTTGAAGGCCTCGCCTGGCTCGATGAATTGGCCGGGAAAGAGATTACGGGAGCCGGCGAAGGCGACTGAACAGGCGAGCCGCATTCCAATCGGATCAAACGTGGTAACCTTTCGTATGTGACGACCGCCTCATTTCCGAGCATGTCTGGCCTGAGTGCAGCGATGGCCTCGGTAGGGACTTTGATGCTGGCTTTCGCTTCCGCCGGCCCGTTCATACGTTCCTTTCACGACGCAAGTCGAGCTGCGCAAGCAATCATTGTAGCTTGCAAGGATGCGGATGCGAAATCGGAACGTGCCCTATCTAGCGCCACTCGAGCCAGTGCAAGTATGGCTGCTTTGTCTGATGCGGCATCGGACCATGACCCGGTCGTGCTGATGACGCGCAAGGTCCGTGACGATGTGAAGCTTTTTTTTGAAGACGTAGATCTCATGGTGCTTGCGATAGACACACTCCGTGATCGCGTCGTTGCGTTTCGAAAGTTTCGCGATGTTTTTTCGATGCTTGGCCCAGCGCTCGAAGCGAAGATCGAAGATGGTATCCGTGGGCTCGATGCTATTGACCGCATTCGCTTGCGCGTCGAAGACTTCCGCGAGTCAAAGGTGATGGAAGCTTTAGACCAAGCCGTTGAGACGTCCGTCAATGCCGTCGCGACTCGTGCTCTGGCAAGAGCTTACGCAGGGGCAGAAGCGCTTGGGCGCCGTCCCACAGTGGAAGAAGCCATGAAGTCACTCGATGACATCGGTGACTTTATCCGTAAACATCACCTGAAATTCGCTTCAGGATGACACCCATTGTAGTCGTCGACACCTCAGTGCACGTCTCATCAGAGGTGTTTTCTAAGCCAGGGTCGCCCGCACGCGAAACGATTTCTCGAGGGTTCGCTAGGCATTTTGTTTCCGCCTTGAGCCCGGCTTTGTTGCAGGAGATCGCTCGCAAACTTGCCGAGGAAGGAATCTCAGAGGCGGAAGTTGCAGTGTACCTTCAGAATGTCGTCGCGTCAGGCATGGCCTTCCCCGATGACGATGGTGCCAACGTAGCCTGTCGAGACCCGAATGACTTGTTTGTCGTTGCTCTCGCGCATACCGCCAAAGCTGCGTGCATCGTTACGCAAGACGCCGATTTGCTTGATCCGGAAACGTTGCCGGCAGGTCTTCAGCCACCGCAGTTTCTCGCTCGTCTGCGAGAACTGCGCGGCGAAGCACCCGGCCAACGCTTTCCGTGACGACTGAGGTCCTGGCAAGCCACGTGCGCCGTTTCTGACGTCTACACGCTCTTCACGCGACCAGCACGCCCGCCCTCCTTGGGCCGGGCGAAGATTTTTGGTCGACCTTCTTGACTACGTTCATATCCGCAGCTACATTCGTGATCATGAACCACGGCGCAGCGAAGCCCACTGACCAAACCACCGACACTTCCCCCGACGACTACCTCGTTGGGCACAAACAAGACACTCCGAAGTATCCCAATCGTAATGGCATTACCATCGGCCCCTACGAAAAAAATGATGGCGGATATGCAACCGCGGTCTACGCCGAAGATCGTTCCTGGATACTCTACGTGCCCAACGGCTACGCACAACCGCGTCGGCTTCCAGAGCTTCACGTCTGTGTCGGGATCTCGACGGATGCAACTGGCGCCCCTCGTCGGGAGTACGCGCCAATGAATTGCTTCATAGGCAAACCGCAAACCGACGAGGGGGTAATCGATATGGCAACGGCCTTCGACTACGAGAGTGCCGCTGCAGCAATTGTTGCTAACCGGTCAGCTACTTGCCCAGAGGGCGAACAAGCTGCCAATTCATGACGGCCCCTCCGTGCTTGCCCGAACGTTCACACGTCGGGCAGCCTTCGAACCGGTCGCCCTTCTTGTAACGCGCTGTAACGCGGTGACCGTTATTGCAAGTTCCTCCGTATTCTCCAGCCTGACTACAGACTTCACCATCTCTCGGCATGTCCATCTCCTCGCGATCGGCCAATGATCGCAAGGAGATGGACGCTCCATTGCGCCGCGAGATCAACCGTATCGAGAGGATCGACATGACGAACGCCGACGCCACGTGCCAGCGCACAACCTATGACTTCAGCTTTCAGTGTTCCAGGGAATGAGCCATGAGCTCGACATACCACGTAGACCGTCCAATCCAATTGGACGGCAAAGAATTGCGAATTCGAATCCAAATTGAATTCGACGCCTCAGAAGTCAACGCCACAATTATCGATATCGAATCTGACGGGGAGAGCGTATTTAACAAGCCCCTCAAGCCAGAGGATCGATACGTATTACGCGACGCCGTCGCCGATACCGTGAAAGCCCTTTGGAGGCTCGAGCCATGAGCTCGCACGACTCGTATTTTTCGGCTCGCATAGCGCTGCTCAACGCGCGCCGCGCGACCAACGTCGATTGCAGGCTCTGTTGGGTCCGACATGCCTACTGGTGGCGTGAGGATGCGCGCAAGCTGCGACGCCACGAACGAGGCAGATCGGAATGGCTACGCAAAGCCGTGCGCGACGAGCGACGACAAGAAAGGGTGGTGATGCAATGAGTGATGCCAAGTACGTCATCGACATCGAAACGGGGCAAAACATCCTGGAGATACTTCAGCAAGCAACCAAGTTATTGCATGCAGTTGCTGACGTGAACTCGGAAGCCTCCATGCTTCTAGAAATGCTCAAGCAGATCGCTCTCGCGGCAACTCCTGCCTCCACCGAGGTGCAGCATGACCCTCTCCCCTGAGCAGCTCGAGCAGCGCCGGCACATCCTCACCGCGAGTGACGCCGCCGCGGTACTCGGCCTAAATCCTTGGCGCTCCGCCTACGACGTATGGGCCGAGAAGACCGGCGAGACGTCGGCGTTCGCTGGCAACTGGCATACGCGACGAGGCCACGCGATCGAGCCGCTGCTACTCGCCTGGCTCGGAGAACAGAAGTCCCCGCTCAGCGTGCGCCCAGCGGGGGACGTCACGTGCGTGCATCCAATCCTGTCGTGGCTCGGGGCGACGCCTGACGGTCTCGTGTTCGAGACTGGCAACGCGTCGCCGGTTGCTGTCGCTGAGGCGAAATCATCCGGCCATCGCGACGCGTGGGTTGACGATGACGACGAGCCGATGGTGGCCGAGATCTACATGCCTCAGGTCGTCGTGCAGATGGCGGTGAAGCAACTACCGCGTGCGTACGTCGTCGTGGAGATCTTGACCGAGGGCGAGCCGTGGATCATCGAGGTCGAACGCGACTGGGAGCTCGAGGCGATCGTACTCGAGGAGCTCGATCAGTTCTGGCGTCATCACGTGATGACGCGCGTTGCCCCGGAGCTCGGAGATGACGCCACCTACCAACAGGTGGCCACCGTGTTCAGGAGGCAGAAGCGCGCCGAGCTCGTACCGGCTACATCCGATGCGCAGGAGCAGGCGAGCCGATACATAGCCGCCAAGGCAGCGGCAAAGGCAGCGGAGTCCGAAGCGGAGGCTGCGAAGGTTGCGCTCTGCAAGTTGATTGGCGATGCCGAAGGCGTGCACGGCAACACATGGCGCGCAACGTGGAAATGGCGAGAGCCGCAGACGATCTCTTACGAGCGTGCAGGGTACAGGCATTTCGACCTGCGTGAGGTCGGTGCCGCCGCGAAGCAGAAGACGAAGAAGGGAGCGATGGCAGCATGAACCAGGCAATGACCACGACGAAGAACGGGCACGGGACGATGCGCGAAGGCTTCGGCGAACGCTCGATGGCGCTCAGTGCCGAGACGCAAACAGCGGCGTTGCAGGCGCAGGCGCAAGCGGCAGTACAAGCGCGGTTCGTGATGTCGATGCAGCGACCTCGATCGTGGGAAGACGTTCGCGTGCGGATCCTTTCGGAGTGCAAGAGGCCAGGATTTGCCGAGGTCGCGCGGTACCGCAAGCCGATCGGCAAGGGCATCGAGGGCCCGTCGATCCGATTTGCCGAGGCGTGCGCGCGCTACGCGGGCAACCTTGGCGTCGAGACGGCGACAACGTTCGATGACGAGATCAAACGCATCATCCACGTTACGGCAGTCGACTACGAGACCAATGCATCGTTCTCGTCCGACATCACGATCCAGAAGGTCGTTGAGCGAAAGGACCCGAAGGGCCGCAAGATCGTTGCGCAGCGAACGAACAGCTACGGCGATCCGGTGTACCTCGTCGAGGCGACAGAAGACGAGATGCTCAATGCTGTCAACGCGCTCGTGAGCAAGGCGACGCGCACGCTCATCTTGCGATTGATCCCCGCTGACATCGTCGAGGAGGCGCAAGAAGAGTGTGTCAAGACGACGAGAGACAAGGCTGCGAAAGACCCAGCAGGCGAGCGCAAGAGGCTCTGCGATGCGTTCGCTCAGCTCGGTGTCATGCCTGCAGATCTCGTTCGCTACGTCGGGCATTCGCTCGACGCGATGCAGCCCGCGGAGCTCGTCGAGCTACGACAGGTCTACGGCACGATCCGCGATGGTGAGACGACGTGGCGCGAGATCCTCGCGGCACGCGAAGGGAACGAGCAGGCAGAAACGTCGGCGAAAAAGCCGACGCTTGTCGACAAGCTCAAGGCGAAGAAGGAAGCCAAGAAGGCGCCTCAGGAACCACCGCCACCGCCCGCAGAGGCGCAGCAACCCGCGACCGTCGAGCCGCCACAACCAACGGTCGAACACGATACGGAGACCGGCGAGGTTGTTCCGCCGGAGAATGCGGGTGACGCATGGGAGGCTCCGTGATGGGACGGTTCAAAGTCGCAGCAAAAGTTGAGGCCATCGTTGATGGCGAAGATGGGTACGACGCGATCGAGCGCTTCGACGAAGCCATCTGCGCCATCGAGGACGGAGACAAGATCAAAAACGTAGGCATCGGTGGTTTGGATTTGACCCAGATTCCGTACGTCGTTCCGCCGGGCGCCGAACGGTGGGCGAAAGCAGCGGAGAAGATACGGTTTGCCGACGAGATGACTCTCGCTGGGACGTACGACGGATCATGGTGGTGGACGAACGGTCACGTCGCCCTACGGTGCGATGGCGCCGCTCCGGATGGATGGGACCTACCACCCGGAAGCTCCATGGAGCTCGTGGTAAGCGCCAGCACGGTGCGCAAACCCACTGAGTGGGGGCCGGTGGTCCGATCGGGAAACGAGCGCAACGACAATGGGCGCCGTGCATTTGCTAGCGATTCTACGGTCGTTTCCGCCACGTACTACGACATGATCACCGACTCCGTGCCGGGCGCAATCTGGCTCGTAGGCAGCAAAATTGGCGACTCAATGCATGTCGTCGACAAGGCAGGAAAGCTTGTGGCGATCCTCATGGGCATTCTACCTATGAGCTTTCCTCCGCTCGATGCACCAGCGAGGGCGTCCTGAACTTCGGGGCGTGCGGTCCTTTCGTGGGGGATAGCACGCGCGGAACCTCTCGCCGGCGGAGGCCCGAGCAGCCGGCATTATTTTCGGGGCCGTGATTTTGATCCTGTTGCCACGGAATTGACACGGCGATCCTCCTGCCGGCGGAGCCCGAAGAGCCGGCATTATTTTGGATTCGGCGTATGGGCTAAAATAAAAGAAAGGAAACGCGCCTAAAAGATTAGCCCATACGCCGCATATTACGGGCCCCTGGTGGCTCCGTCGTCGTGCGGTTGGTTCTATTCCCGCTTGATGGCGGATGCGCGGGTTCGATTCCTGCGGTCCCGGCCACTCATTAGCAAAGGAGTTATCCAATGATTGACGCCAATGAAGGATTCCACCCAGCAGCGCGAAACACAATCGAGTCGATGATCGACGTGCCGCTGCAAGTGCAGCCGCAGCATTATGCACTGCCTCGGCGCATTCGAGCGGTATGCGGTGAACGCGGGCCAATCGCATTCACACGCGCAGGCGTGACATGCATTCATTGCCGTGCATATATTGATTACAGGTGGCGCCAATGAGCCCGGCACCGCTGGCACACTCGTTCCTGGCGTCTCTTTCCGCTCGGCATCGTCCGCCAATGGCGACGCTGCGGGATGACATGGATGACGACAAAGACGAGGTCGTCACCAAAGAATATCCGCCGCTCCCAACTCCCACGCGCGAAGAACCGGACCAACACTGCCCAGAGCTCACGTATTTCGCTCAGCGGTGGGAGCTGAAAAATCGAATCTATTGTCGATACCGTGACGCGCATCAATTGATCAAGGCTGCCAGGCGTTGGGGTGCATCCGATAAGCGGGATGTACGGGATGCGGCGATTGAAGGTGTCAAGACATGCCGACGCAACATCGCCCAGACTCGTGTTGCGTTGATCGTGCTGAAGGCGATGTACGTCGCCAAATACGACGACAGCGACGAGGGATGAATGGCTGATTCGCATTACCTCACTACGTCAGACGCCGCTCGCTATTGCGGATACAAAAACGCGTGGGGGCTGCGCAAGGCGATGCAGCGCGGCAGGGTGCTGCCTGTCGGTAGACGAGGCGGAACGGGCCCGTGGATGTATCGAACGAGTGATCTGGATCGGTTTCTCAGGGGCAATACAAATGACGAAGAAGAAGTGGGTATTGCGCTGGAATTACATGATGGAATCGAGCCCGGTGAGGACGGGAGTATACCGCCTACAGGACGGCGGATTCTTCATCAGGGCGCGCTTAGCCGACGAGACCGGGAAGCCGAAGGATCTCTCCGAGGTGGCGCACGACCTGAAGACGGCGGACGAGGCGCAACGAAGACGCGACGCAATCATCGCAGAAGCGCGCGCGGAGATGAGGGGGGAGCCCAGCTCGAGTCAGTTGTGGGGCGACTTCGCCGTGTCGCTGTTGGAGGCTCGCGTAGCTAAGGGGAACATCGAGAGCGCCGCGACCATCGAGTGGTGGCAGAACTCGCTCGAGCACTATCTGCTGCCGGCATTCGGTCGACATCGCGCAACGGAGATCACGCGCGCTCACATCGACACGTGGATCACGAAGACCGTGCTCCCGTGGATGAAGGAAGGTCGCGTCGTGCAGCGAATGCGCAACGGCAAGCCGTTCGGGCAGCCTCGTGTCGTGAAGCTAAAGCCGGCCTTCGTGAATGGGTTGCTTCGGATCGTGCGCAACGTCTCGAACGAGATCGCGCTGAAGTTCGACATGCCGAAGAGCGCCTTCATTGGCATCGATTTTCTTCCCGAAGGCCGCGTGTACACACGCGAGCAGCCAAACTCGCTGCCACCGGAGATGGTGCATCGATTCCTCGATGTGGCGCGGTCGAATTACCCGCAGCACTACTTCATGATCTTGCTCGGGTTCGTCACCGGGCTTCGCCCGTCGTCGATGCGAGCGCTTCGGCGCAAGGGTCCGCACGCCGATCTCGATTGGACCACCGGCGAACTCCAAGTGCGTCGCTCGCATTCGCGCGGGCACTCCGTCATGGACCGCACGAAGACGAAGATCGACAACACGTTCACGCTTCCGACGTCCGTCCTCGACGAAGCGAAACGACACGTGGCCGCGCTGCCGGAAGGCAAAGCGACAGAATCGGACCTTCTGTTCCCGACGAAGGACGGAAACCTCCGCACCAGGAACGTCTTGGCGAAGCCATTCGCGGCGATCGCGGAGGAGCTTGGGCTCTCGATGCGCGTGACCCCGCGGGCGATGCGGCGGACCTTCAACGACCTGACCCGAGCGGTTGGAGTCGACGCCGTCGTGACCCGGTCCATCAGCGGGCACCAGACCGAGGCCATGCAGCTCCACTACTCTACCGCTAGAGCTTGCGAGCAAATTCGAGGCCTCGAAAAGGTGCACGCCGTGGTGAACGGAGGGGCAAAAAACCAGGGTGCAGTGGTGTGA